TAAAAACCAAGTCTGCCTCATAACCTTCTGCCAGGGCATCTATCTCTACACTATCTCCACAAAGCCACAGAGGAGCGAACTTATGGCCGCCTTTCCCGCCGAACTCATCCCCTAATACTTCAGCAGCGTTTTTACAGTTGGCTTCGATCTGCTCCGGCCTTAGATCAATACCAAAATAAGTCATATCCAACATGGATGCAATAATACCACGAACGGAGCCACCAGCAAATGGGTCCAGGATACAACCATTGGGAATATTAAACCACCGGTAGGCCAGCTCGCACAGTACCGGATCAAAGATCGAGGTTCCATCCATAAACGGGATACCATGATCCCGGCAATACTTCTGTAGTTCGTTCCACGACGGATCGACACCTGTTTTTTCACGAATTACGTTACGGGCTTCGTATACTCGGGGTGGTTGTGCTGATCGGTTAAACGTAATCTCCTTCTCCCGGCCATCGTCACTCTTTATACCGAGATCAAGCCAGGCACGTTTCCGGTCTTGCCAGTTTCCAAGTTTAGAGTCAAGTACTGAGAAAGGAGGAATAATGAAACGTTCTTTCAAGCTACCGACGCGTCCCTTATCTGGCTTTACATCATTTACTGAAACATCATCAATATTCAAATCATCAATGTTGAACTCCCAAGCGTCCAACTCATCGGCACCAAAATCTTCAACAATCGCGTCAAAGTCAAATACAGACGTATCAGAGGTATAATTGTCAGCTAGGGCAAGCGCCTTACGCCGAGAATCCTCTGTTGAGAGGTCGGTACGCTTGATAGCTATCAATTCTGTACCATCTGATTCCACAATTCGAACCGGTAAGCCCAATTCTCGCGCTTGCTCATACACACCATTCCCAGCTATAATGCAATCATTCTTATCGAAAAGGATAGAACGTCCCGCTCCACAATCCTCCAAACTTTTACAGATCAATCTCTTGTTCTTATCTGTGTGGATACGATAATTCCGAGGGTCATACTTCAATTCAGCCATAACTTTTATTCTAAAATATAACAGAGAAATCTATTAACCTAAATACAGTTGCAGTTCCCGGATAGCCTGTTCCACGCTCCGAACAATCACATACTTACTACCCGCCATCTCAACCTGGCGTTGGTATTCCTTTTGCTCTGCAGACTGTTTACCTGTAGATGTCTTGAACTCTAGACAAAGAGAAGCATATCCCTTTTTCGGTATCTGAAGGATCACATCTGCTACACCTCGTTTAACTCCTTGGCGCTTCATATTAGCCGCTTCTATTTTATGCCGGCTACCACCGTTCGGGACTGCAAAAAGAAGTCGATCCGGCAAGTTCGGAAAAAACAAAGGTACTTTATTGAAGAACTCCGACTGAATCCGAGCTTCTTCGTTGTCATGATGTTGCTTTTGTTTTGAAGGGTTCTTTTTATCAGAGTAGCAATTATAACATATATGTCCTTCTTCTGTTTTGATCACAGATACAGTCCTTTTATTACAGATAATACAAGAATGTTCCTTTATGCTCATTTTTAACTAATATATATAAGAAGAGAAAGATGTTCCCCATTTTTTGAAAAAAACACCTTCCGTAATTTGTGTCGTACCAGCCATGCGCTTGAGCGATAGCGAAGACCTCCTGTTTTAGTTTGTTTAAATCCATTGATCTAATTGTCTTGTTTGTTTTTGTTTATTGTTGTAAATGGGGGACAGTTGGATCCTGCCCGTACGATGTTTTTCCCTGGGCCCAACCAAATTCAAATTTGGTTGGATGGGGTGATTGGGTGTTAGGAAAAAGAAGCCCCGGAATCCACTTCATGGGAACCGGGGCTTTTGGGGTTTGTTTACGATTTGGGGCAGAGGGGGGATAAAAGCCTCTAATCATTCATGAGGATATTTTCACATACAACTCTTTAAACGAAGGTGTATTTGTAATAGCTTTTACTTGCATCGTCAAACGGTCAGGCTGTGTGCCGAAAAAGACCTCATTATGACCTTTCTTGATGTCCTATTTTTTTATCTTCAAAATAGACCTCTACGGCCTTGGGGTCTTTGGGGTTGTCCGGCTCTGTTTTAAAGGTAAGGTAATCTCCTTCGTGCAGGGTATCCAGGTCGAACCCGTAATGTGTGATTGCTGCAATATCCGTGACGAACGACAATCCATTGTCCGGGATAAAAGAGGCCAGGAACTCGAAGCTGTCCGTCTGCATTTTCCCTTGCGTCATGGCCAACATATATAGGGTATCTTCCTTCAAGGATTGGTCCACCTCCCAAAACTCCAACAGCCATTTAGTGTCGGTCCGTTCAAAGTTGATGATACGTTTGGAGAACAAGTCCAACACGTTTTTCTCGTGTACCATTTGTTCTAACGCCAACCCCGGATAACCCCTAAACCCATATTGCCTGGCCCTCTCCACACCCTCTTTCAGATATTGGAATACCACACCGGAATCTTTTTCTTCCAGTATGCCTACCATGATTCTTGGTGAACCTTTCCCGACTCTCCACGAAAGGTATATTTTATCGAAACATCTGTTCATGACTATGTAGTATTTTGCTTATTCGCGAATCAATGTATTTAACTATAAAACGTTTTCTTTCTTCCGGTATTTTATGACCTGAAAAATTTTCCGGCACATCCTTGTCTATGTGGAAAACAAGATCTTGCAACATTTGTTTGTTGTAAAGTAATTTTACCCTTTCTAAAACCTGATGCACTATTTCATAATCATCCAAAGCAATGGTATTGACCAACTCTATATGATTCAAGTTCTCATTATTCCACCGAATATCAGGTTTCCCCTTTCCGATGAAATGATCCATCTTTTGTTCGTCAGCTAACAACTCGCAGACCTTTTCATCAGACAATTCCCTGGCTAGGCTGCTACCGCTATCATAGATAGTGGAAAAGGTGGTCTTTTGCCGGGTTATGATTTTCTTCAACGATTGGATTGTCATTTTGAACTTGACGAAAAACCGACAGAATACCATCCATTTGACAATCCAATTGGACCTCTCATAGTGTTCGCAAAACCTGTCGAACACTTCGAAATACTCTGATTTCTTTACGACAAGTGCCCAATTCTCCGAATGTCTGTCCGTATTTCCGATGATTGCGTCAAATATGATCATCTCAATCACATCCCTCTTCAAATTCTCCAGTTGTACATTTTTCAAAGCACCTATTATTCGTTGGTAAGAATGTGCCTTCTTGAAATTTTCACTAAAATCAGGATACTTTTGTACAATGTACCGGTATCCGTCATGGTGCTCTTCCTTATCTTCTTCGATAATAGATTTAGACAAACAGCCTATTTTATCATTAAAAGAAGCGACATCATAAATCAAGACATTGAACCCTAATGAACGTCCCAATTCGGAGGCTATGACTTCAGACCAAAACTCATATTTGTAATTCTTGAATCCTTTGTTTATGGATGTTTTGAAATAGTACTTCTTGTCATCGTCAGGAGAGATAGCGATAAACTTATCTCTGGTACCTCCTGTATGGACATGAACCTGAGTTTTCCAGTTTGATATATCAATATATTTTGCCATTCATTTCACTTTTTGCAAAAGTAATACTTTTATAATTGATAGTATCCTTTGTCTGAATATTTAAGGGTAATGCGCTCGCTTCGACAAATAAGGGAAAAAGAGTGGATATTTTTTTGTTGTAAGCTATTTCTCATACGATTTAAATTTTCATTAGAATCTTCATTTTTCTCCAATTAATATTCACACCTTATATTTTCGTTCAAAATCATACTTCCTAAACTCATGATAGGCTTGTTCTAATGTTCTAGAAGTCCTATCGCCTTCCGGTATATCCCAGCTTTTGGAATTATTGATACTATCATCCATGGCCATAGACCCCCTTTCTTTCTCATACCGACCAAGCCATTCTAAGATAACAGCTCCGTCTATCCGATCATAAACCTTTCCATACAATCCCTTTTTCGCCCGATTAAAACATAGCTTGAAATCATCAGGCTTAAAGAAATAAAATTCCTCGATAATCAAATCAGCCGTCTGAGCAGCTTGAGTATCTTTCATCGTCTTTCCGACATTGAAAAACATAACTAAGTCAATGATTATGTTTACCATAAATGCCCGAAGTTTCATTTCTCCGAAATTTTTGTTCATTACAGCAATGGAACAACTCGGAGATTGAAATACATCATTAACCGTTTTCGGGTGTAGGGCTTTGTAATATGGCATCGGCAAGGCTCCTAAGATGCTCAAGGCTTGCTCTGTTGTTTTCGGCATTAGTTCTGCCGGCAAGACTCCTGTTGTCGGGTCTATGCTGGCCGGAAGCTGTATTGCTTGTTGCTTGTCCATTTTGATATTTTTCTAAGTCACGCTTCGCCCACTTGCGGAACGTGAGGTTCGCACTAACGTATTTTTTGAGCAGCTCTCGATAATTGTGCATCGAGACAAGAGTGTCCTGGATTAACTGAAGCGGGAAATCTCGCTTTATCCGTTCGAATTGTTCTTCCGTAAACGGCTCTTTCAGTTTAGCCACACTAGGAGCATTCGCAGCAATCCATTGCTTGAACTTTTCAAAATTCTCATTCTTGGGTTTCTCCGGTTCGGGGTCAGGGTTGCGCGTGCCTACGCGCGTATAACCCTCCTCTCCTTTCCAATCCTCTCCTTTACTCTCCTTTCCAGCAGGAGGATTCTCGATTGTTCCCGATTGTTCGGGAATATTCTCGAATGTACCCGGATTGCTTCTATTTTTGCCCGAAAGAACGTTTTCTATCACTTCTGCCGGAATTTTCGACTTTTGCGGTTTGTCGATGCGCTCACTGGAAAAGTCCATCACGTAGTAGCTTTTGTTCTCGAATGTAAAAGGTACAAGGATAGAGTTTTCAATCAGCTCTTGCAGCCATCCAGAAATCTGCTGCTTACGAATATCTTCGCGGGCAGGAAAGACTTTCGACTTAATGATAGTCTCATTAGCTAAAATGACACCGCTATCATCAGCAAAGTTTTTCATGCCTATATAAAGCAGACAAGCCGGAAGAGATACGTTCGAAAACCTTTCATCTTCCCAAAATTCCGGTACTATAGTTCTAATTCTTGGCATTTTTACGCTATCATTTTCTGACGAATCAGGTTCATATTCTTCTTCACCAGTTTTACTATCTGGTCGTGAAACTCACTTACGCCATTGCAAACGGCCCGAGACTGGACGATATTCAGCGTCTTCAAATTCACCTCTATCGTCTCGATACGTTTGCCACCGGTGTCCTTTGCTGACAGTATCAAACGATCCGGCCGATTGTAATATCCGAGTTTATACACGCAGTGATGCATAGCCTTGCCTTCTTGATAAAACTGGGTAATACTCTCCAACGGGCAAATGACTATGTTACCATCCGTGATTTTCATTCCGAAAAACTTTTCCATCCGTTCGTAGAAGCCGGCTATATCCTTCATGAGCTTTTCACGCCTACGGATAGCTTCCACACGATCCCTATCCTGTCTCAACTTGGCTTCACGGGCATCTTTCTTTGCCAATAGCCTATCGTGCGCGACCTTCAAGTTCTTAGGACATACATAATGGGCATTACGCAAGTCTTTACCGAAATAAGCCAATAAAGACATATAGTCTTCCCAGAGGGACGCATCCTTGATAATATAATGGTTACGGTTGCAAATATTGAATGATGGCTTATAACGAAGCTGGGAAAAGCCGTTTCTATACATGTGCTTCAGCATGGATATTTGCCCGGTCTTGAGGCATAGTTCCGCGTCATTACCTCCTTTCAAAAGGTCACGTATCAACTTAGACGGAGTTACATCCGGGAACAGTCGATTCAGTCCCCGTTTTTTCAATTCCGGAAGTAATTCTTTCCTTGGATAAAGCTCTCCAAATATCGCATATAAATCACCGTAATAATTATATGGGTTACTTCCATATTCACCCTTGATACTAAGAGGGGAACTATACGCAAATCCGTTACGTCCCATATTTATTGGACGGGCTATGATCGTACGTTTTCCGTCTTCACGAATCCATTCTTGAACAACTTCAGTAAAATCATAATACACCGGAGAAGTTCCCCTACGGGCGTTTTTCCAACATAGTATATGCCGGATCACCTGAAACCCGCCTCTCACTTGCAGGATGGACATATACGCCTCCTCATGGTTCTTCTGCTTTCTGCTGACCTTTACATCTAATTGATGGTGGCAATAAGGGCATTCGGTCTTGTCACCCAATTTACTATTACCCGTATTAACCCATATCTCGCCACATTCAGAGCACCACAACTCATTCTTACATTTGTAAGCTACATGGTCGAACACGTGTTCCTTGGCCCATTCCTCCTGCGCCTTTGTGATGGCGGGAAGCTTTTCGCTCAATCCCGCCACCAACTTTTCCAATCTCGTTCTCGGCTTCATATCAAAACAGGCTCATTTGTTGGACACTCTCATCAACCTTCTTCTTGGCCGGCCTCTTTTTAAGCGATCGGTATTGCTCTTCGGTCAACCTTTTGATGGCCGCCTGACGGGCAGCGTTCTTTTCTTCCTCCGTAAGTTCTACTTTATGGGAAGAAGAAACGGAGCTACCGACAGGAACTTTTCCGACCTCGATATTCTCTTCATCATAATAATGTACGGCCATACCAAAAACCTCCGTATCACTCATCACGACAGAGGTTCCACGCTTACGGGCCTCTCCCAAGATATAACGACAACACTCGTCTATACTCTTTTTAGGATTGGCAAGTCTCGGGGCAAACAGAAGATCTTCCGCCGCCCTCTCCTGTAAATATTTCTGGATTGTATCTTTGAACTCTTTCATAACTTACGGGATTGTCATGGGCATTAATAAATAGGTAAGTTCTTCGCCCTCGGCTTGCTTCTCTGGGGCAATGAGAATAGCGGTACTGGGAGTGCCGAAAGAAAGTATCGAACGATCACCGTCAATACAAGAAATCATATCTTGTATCAAAGTCGCTTTC